AACGATAGCTACGAACCTCGCTGGAATGAGCGCTGCACGTGGGCATAGCGTGATGCTCACCGATACGGATGTCGAGGAGTCCACAGGTCGATACGCCTACGCGTGGGGCATGGCACGTAGGGATACCGAGGGACTCCCTTCGATCAACCTAGCGATGTTGCGAGGTAATATTTACACCGACCTACTGGCACAGAAGGAACGCTACGATGTGGTGATCGTGGATGTCCCTGCAGGTAACGGTCTGGAGATGCGCCTAGCCTGCATGGCTGCTGACGTTATCGTGGTACCCCTCGGGATAGGGCAGTACGACACTTCGGGCATGGGTCCCATGGTCAAGCTCGCCAACGAGATGCGACAGACCAGACCTGACACCCGTGTGTATGCGGTGCTGAACAATGTTCCGTTCAATGCCAAGAATGACCTGAGGGATTCCTTGGAAATGCTGGACACCCTTCACGACTACCTGAGGCGGACCACCAAGTACATCGTTGGTCGTCAGGCGTTCCGAGCCTCAGCACGGTCAGGTAGGGCGGTTACGGAGCTTGAGAAGTCCCTACAGGACCCCAAGGCATCCGAGGAAATCACCTCACTGTACGAGGAGGTCTTCAATGGCTGATCGTCCTGCACTCAGAGGCCCTGAGTTGCCCGCTGACGTGGCTCGGATAGCAGAGGGAGCACGCGTGGTACCCCCGGAGGTCCACGAGGCCCGTGGCGAGCCTGTACGAAAGCCCCAAGGGCTATCAGAGATCGTAGCAAGGGTCCCTGAAGTCGAAGCTACCAAACCATTGAACCTGAGAATCCCCCAGTCCCTGCACAAGAGGCTCAAGGTCCTCGCGGGTCTCTCGGGGGTCACGATGACCGAGATCATCATTGAGTGCCTGGGGGCCGAGGTGACCCGAAGGCAGGACAGTTACGACCGGGGGGAATGATGGGGGAGCAGTTCGAGCTTCTGGAAGCAGAGACCACATGGTTCCACATCTTCCGAAGCATGATCGGTGGTGGTGATGTGGCAAAGATGGGCGCAGGGGCCTTTACGGTCTACGCCGTCATCAAATATCACACCAATTTCAACACGGGGAAAGCGTTCCCATCGCTGGAGACTATCTCAGGGCTTTCAGGAATCTCTCGCCGGCAGGTGATCAATGAACTGAAGATACTGGAGGAGCACGGGTACATCACCAAGACCCGAGAGGGGCCTCGCTCCAACACGTACACCCTACGGGAGAAGGTGGGTCTCCAAGACAGCCATGGGCGTCCTGTGGCCGAGGCTTCGTGGGATTACATACCAGATGGGGTCAAGAGGGCCGTGGCGGACCTGAAGAACGTCCTGGTCACTGGGGACCTAGGGGGGGCCAAGATCATCGCTATCAACCATCTGACGGTGAACATCTTCAACGACCAAGCCACCCAGACGAACAACCATATCGTGCCTAAGAAGGGTGCCTAATTTTTGTGCTGGATAACTTTGTAGTGCAGGATTTGCACTTTACAAACTGAAAGAGGTGCAGGATTTGCACTACATCCCCGGAAAGAAGTGCAGGATTTGCACCCTAACGAGATAGATTCTTTAAAAACAAACAGAAGAGTCCCGGAAAAGCTCACCTGTGGATAACAAGGAACCCATGAAAGCCCTCATCGCAGTTATCGTAGTTACACTATCTGGCTGTGTCACGGCTCCTCACATCGACTACACGAACGCGGACAAGCAATGCTCCCGAGCGTGTGCCTCGGAATACTCGGAGTGTCAGACAGGGTTCAAACTGTTCCCCCTAGCTGCCCAGGCGGGATGCAATGAATCCCTGAAGGTCTGTGTGGCCACCTGTGGCGCAACCGTAGTATCAAACTGAAACGAAAAAACCCCCAAGGAATCCGTAAAGGAAACCGAGGGGGTTTTTTGTTTTATGCAGGAGGTGTTGCCGCTTGTTCAGCCTTCACGACCGCGAGGACTGCAGCAGCCGCAGCGCCAACCGAAGTCACCGCCGTACCAACGTCACCATGCAGGCCAACTGCAGGGGCGATGATCTGAGCCAGGACAGCGAGTCCAGCCCACGTCGAAGGCTCTTTGAAACGATCAAGAGAAATTGCCATGGTGTTACCTTTAATGTAGGACGAGCTTCAGGATGGTTTCCTTGAGGCCCAGAGTGCTCAGTGCGAACACGATGCCACCCCCATAGAGGGCGTACTTAATTTGAAGGAGTGTCTTCTCGATAGCCTCTAGGCTTTTCCCGAAGACCGCTTGGGACTCACGCAAGGTTGAGATGTCCTTGTCCGTAGCTTCCGCTCTGAACTCCAGACGCGAGAGCCTGTTGTCAATGTCTGTCATGCTGCTCTCTGTTGTTGGGTAAAGTCTGCGCCGAGTAAGAACTCAGCCATCTCCCCGCTTCTTCGTTTTGTTAGACCACCCATCACCTTGCCAGCCGCTAGGTTCCACTTAAGGAATTCCTTGGCTGCACCTTCGATGTCCCCAGCGTTCAGCTTCTTGAGCAAGGTGCTGTGATCAAAGTTACCTCGTCCCACGTTGTACGTGAATGAGATCAGTGCGGCCTTCTCTTCGTCAGTCAGGTGAATCTTGACCTCTGAGTCGATGAAGGTCCCAAGGGCCTGTACACGAGCCAGTAGGTCAGCGTCAGCCTGTGCCTGGGTCCATACGGTTCCCTTGGCGATCCCCGGACCTGTAGCCCCATAGCCAATGGTCCAAGGTGCCCCACCAGTCGCAGGGTCAGGGTAAGCCGTAAGCTTGCATCCTTCGAAGGACTGGATGAGCTTGGTAGCTTCTGTTTGCCAAGTCATGGTTGTCCTTAGTCTGGAATGATTGCTTTGTCACCCACAAGGGGATCAAGGGACTTCTGGCAGTGATCCTTCTGGATGTAGTTCAGGAGCTTGCAGAGGACGCAGCCCCAACGTTTCCCTTCGTTCATCGCCTTGTCAGCACGGCTCGAGATGGTCTCCCTAGGGTCACCAAGGAGGATTGCGTTGGTCAGTTCGTCCAAGGCAACCAAGAGGTTCCATAGGTACTTCTTCATGGGGTATCCAAGGGGAACTTAGGGATCAGCCCTGGGAGGTCAGAGGCCGTTGGGAACGCCTTGGTCCCTGCTTGAACCTGGGCTAGGTACGCATAGCACGCAGCCCATACGTCAGACCGCCATGAACGGAACGCTTGGCCTTCAGACTGGAACTTAGGAACCGCTGGCTCATCGGCGTAGGTCACAGCAGTAGTGACACTGTCGTAGCCGTAGCCTTGGGCCTGGGTATCCATGATCGACTGGACTGTGGCTACTAGGGAAGCCTGAAGGACTGCAGGGGAGACCTGAGGGACCGTTGCGGTGTTCCCTTGGGCTACCCATGCGAGGTATAGGACCCAATCGGTGTTCTGAGGGTCCTGAGGTATGTAGGCTCCATCGGAGTCTCTGGTGACCCCTTGTGTTGCTACTGTGTACGTCATTGATTAAAGCTCCGCGTCTGCTGTGTAGACAAACCCATACGTGCCCACACCGGTACCACTGGCTGCAGGCAGAGTGCAGGAGAATCCAAAGGCAGAGCCGACGATGCTAGTGGGGTTGGTGCTCGGGAAAGAAGCGGTACCCCCGGACTGTGTGGCAACGATGGTGGGGGCACCCCGCATACGTTTGATGAACTGAGTGCTGATGAAGTAACTATCTCCAGATGTAACTCGAGCCGAGTAGATCACCACGACACCCTGAGGGATGTAGTACCTCTGACACATATCAAGCTCGTGCTGGAAGAACCGGAACTCCACAGGGGAGGCTACAGACCCTGCCTCAAGTTGTGGGAGACTACACGTACCCCCGATGAACCTGACGGTCGCATTGGTATTCGCTGGGAGCGTTACTTGACCACCCTTGGAGATGCTTGTGCCGTTGATGGTAGCCGTGGCTGTCCCGGTCCAACTAAGGGTGTAGGTACCCCCAGCAACGTTGATAGCCTCGACAACCTGTTCAATACCGCCTGCAGGGGCAGTAATCTGATTACCGTTACCCGAGGAAGTGAAGGAGACGTTCTGACCAAGGGTGACGACTCGCCAGCGGTCAAGGGTGTACTGGTTTGCAATCGTGGTTGCAGCCCCAGACGTATACGCTCGCTGGTTGATAACGAACCGGGGGTTCAGTAGGACGTTCTTACCCGCCAGAGACGGAGTGAAGCTCGCTGCCAAGGAGGCCGAAGCTGCAGCAGCGTTCTGACTAGTCAGGGCATTAGCTGCGTACCCTGAGGCATTCGTAGCGCTCGTGGAAGCATTGGAAGCCTGAGTGGTCGCAATGCCAGCCTGAGTAGTAGCCGTAGTAGCCGAACCACTAGCCGAGATAGCCGAGTTGGAGCTATTGGTTGCCTGGGTAGCCGCAGAGGTAGCCGAGGCAGAGGCATTCGAAGCGCTCGTGGAAGCCGAGGAAGCGCTAGTGGAAGCCGAGGATGCCGAAGATGCCGCAGCCGTTTGACTGGCACCTGCATTGGTAGCAGCAGTGGAAGCCGTGGTTGCCGAGGAAGCGGCTGCAGTCTGACTCGAGGAAGCCGCAGAGGCGCTAGCAGAGGCAGCAGAGGCTGAACCAGCAGCGTCTGTAGCGGACCCTTGTGCGGAGGTAACAGCAGCATTCGCCGCAGCCAGTGCGGTGTTAGCCTGGGACAGAGTGTCGTTGGCTTCCTGAGACAGTGTTGCTACGTTAGCCTCAGAGATCGCAGCGTTATTCGCAGCAGCAATGGCATCCGAGGAAGCCTGTTGAGCCTGAGTGTTCGCAGCGGTAACCGTAGCTACCTGAGACTCCAACTCGTCCAGCAGGGCATCCGTGGAGTTCACCTCAGGGGCCACTGCGGTCCCATAGAAGAAACTGGATTGGGAATCGCTCATTAATACTCCATGTTGTATGCAGGGGCGATCTGCTGTGCGCTTTGCTCCATATCGGTCTGATTAGCCTGTTCGACCAGATCACCGAAGAGAGAAGTGAAGCGAGCCTCGAAAGCAGTCACCCGGTCATCCACGAAGTAATCCGTGGCATACGACAAGGCTGCATAGAGGAGCAGGTCAGATGCGACCGTAGAGAAGAGATTGGTGTCTGTATCGTTGACCAGAGACGGCTGCGATGCGTAGTAGACCAAGTAGACTTCTTGGCCCGGGGATACCGCAGGCTTAAGCATGTACGACGCACCGATACGACAGTAATACTTCGGGTCCCCAATGTTCTTAGGGAGCCTCAGGAAGTGACCGATGTCCTTGTTCTCCAACAGGTAGCAGCCTGTATAGAGGTACTTCATCTGCAGGAAGTCCACAGGGATGATGATGGCATCGGTAGCAGGATCTTCGTTCCCTGTGACTACCGAGGACTTCTCCATACCAGGGATACGAAGGGTTCGCTCAATGCGAGTCTGGGCTTGGTTGATGAAGGTGTTCGCTAGGCTTGTGCTGCAGTCGTTACGATTAAGGATTGCCAGCAGTTGGGAACGGAGGTCTGCAAGAGTCATTTACGGTTGCTCCTTATTTGAGCGATAGCTGCCCCAATCAACTTGAACTCTTCGGGAGTGAAGTGATCATTACGGGCGTAGTTGCAAAGGTGGCAACAGGGGACGACGTTGGATTGGAGATGGCCGATTGAGTTGTCTAAACGGTCAAGCCCACGGAAACCATCGAGGGTTCCGCAGTAGTGGCAAGGTTCGTAGGACTTCTCTAGGACGAACTCCAGCGTTAGGTCGTTGTCGAGCTTCTTACGCTTGTCGGAGTTTCTGTAATTGACAAACTTAGCGCTGGCAGCGGGGCCTGGGAGCGTCTGCCTACGCGCATAGTGGTACTTGCGGTCGCAAGGCTTGCAGTAAGAGTGGGAAACTGTCTTTGATCCCTTCCTGAAAAACTCTGTTGTATCCGGCTTAGTCTCCCCACACTTAGTGCAGGTTTTCATCAAACACTCTTCCCCGTTGCGAGGAAGTAATCCAAACCTTCTGCCTTGAGTTTAGCCACGGTCTTACGAATAGGTTCTTGGTGAACATCGTAGCCTTCCTTCAACCACTTCTCAACGAGACAGACTGGGACGGAAGCTACATGCTGGTATTCACTTTCCCGAGTATTCATAGACTCGAAGCGCTTTTGCTTAAGGTTTTCGAGGAAACTTTCGGGAATGTGCTGCGACTTTTCAATGATCAACCCGTCTGTGTTGTCATCGAAGTTGAACTTGATATCGTGCAGTTGTTTCATAGGTATAAAAGGTCCGTGCTACCGAGAGTAGGAGCAGCACAGGACGTAAAGGAATTGGGATGGGGCCGCTAGGGACCCCAAGGATGAAACTAAGGAACCAGCAGGAATCTACTGGTTATCCTTCAGATGCTTACGGAAGCATCGGGTTTGCGCCGGTAAGGCCGATAACAGCACCCGAGGCACCCGTGTTCAGGTGCTTCAGCGAGAACTCACCAACAATTTCCTCGCGGTGTGCATCACCCGTGATAGCCAGCGGAATACGCGACCACGGACGGAGCACTGCAACCTTCCAGTTGACCGGGTTGAACAGGAGAGCACGGTCAGCCTTCATGAAGCGGTTGATGACAACCTTCTGTTCACCGAACGGCGAGACGTAGAGGTCCACAACGTTCACCACGGTACGGTCAGCCGAACCATCAAACGTACGGTAGCGACCAGCAGCAGCCGTGAAGCCAGCCACGATCAGCGAGTCAGCAGGCTTGATCATCAGGACCGTAGCCTCACCACCAGCTTGATACAGGTTCTGGTTAGCCGTGAGGATGTCGTTTTCCGTCAGGGCAACCGGGGTAGCCGTGTGGTCCACAACGTTACCTGCGGAGATTTGTGCAACACCACTTGCACCCGTGCCCCAGACGTTACCGAACTTGCGAACCACCGACTCCGAACCAACAGCAGCGTTCTGCGAGATACCGATGAGGTGGTATTCGAATTCACGCTTCAGTTCAGCCGACTTCTTACCGAGTTGGTAAGCCGTTTCCTTGGCACGACCATAGGTGCTGACCGTATCAGCCGTGTTCGACACTCGCACCGTCTTCGAGAGAATCTGGGTGTAGTTCGAACGCATCACGGTCGGGTTCAGCACGCTGTCCGTAGCATCAGCGCCTTCAAGCGTTGCGTTGACAGCAACCGTAGCCAGCGAGTCTTCTTGCCATTGGAACAGCGTGTTCTGGATGTTCTCGCTCTTGATCATCGTCTGGAACGGGGTAGCCGTAGGCGAGATGTTCGAGATAACGTCGCTGATGTCTTCCTTGATACCAACTTGGTCGTACGTCTTAAATGCGGTATTGCTCATTGTGTTTTCCTAAATGGAGAGAGGGATTGATTACTCAGCGGCCCAGCGAGCCAAGAACAGGTCTGCAGCGTCATCGGTGGAACCCGAGGTCTTGAGACGTTGCTTGGCCTTGGTGGTCTTGTCGACCTTGGCGTCATTAGATGTGACTGCCTTGGTGGTCTTAAGGACCTTCTTGGGTGTGTTGTTGACCTTCTTGGTCACGACACTCTTCGCCTTGTCGAACTGCATTGCCTTGTGGATAATCAGCAGTGCATTGGCATCGACCATGTTGTTGATGACTTCGGGTGCCAAGCCCTTATCGATCCCATAGGACCGAACTTCGTCATAAACCTTCTGGTTCCAGCCGGGCAGCTTTTCTTGAAGGGTCTTGACAGCATCGACTGCTGCAGCCTTCATTGCTTGTTGACGTTGTTCATTAGCATTCGCTACGAACGTGTCTACTTCCTGGGTGATGAAACGAAAGTCATCCCATGCAGCCTGTGCTTCAGCGCGGAGGGCGGTGAAAGACTCAGCGTCCAGTTGCTTGCTTGCGACCAGCATGTCGATCTTCGAATACGGCTCCCAACGGGCAGCGGCCTTCTGATAGATTCGATCAATCTGTGCAGCAGCCTTCTGGTTAGCGGCTTCCACTTCCTTGCGTTGAGATGCAACCTGCTGAGACTTCTTCGTCAGTGCTGCTTCTTGACCATAGAGACGCTTCAGGTCCTTTACGGATACCTCGTGCTCCTCGTCGCCTTCCTTAACGATGACCTTTGCTTCGTCATCGAGGACCTTAGCCTTCTTCTTAGGCTTGTCTTCCTCTTCGACTTCCTGGTCGTCGTCTTCGGTAGGCTCCTCGTCGCTTTCTTGAGGGTCCTCATCGGTTCCTTCGGCTTCTTCATGCTCTTCTTCAGCCTCGTGCTCAGTCGGTTCATCGTCCTCTTGAGCTACGTCTTCTTCCTCAGGGCTTTCGGATACCTCTTCAGGGTCCTTATCGCTCCATCTAGACAGAAATTGTTCTGCTGCGTCATCTTCAGTAAAGGACAACGCGGCGGTGTGTTCAGCGTTGACGCCCGATTGGGTGGTCATAGTGTTTGATTACTCTTCGTTTGGGGTAAGAAGCTGGGCCTTGGCATAGACCCAACTTTGGAGTTCTGCGGTAACGTTCTGGAGTGCTCGGAGTTGGTAGAAGGCGTTCTCACGCTTCTCCTTGGCTCCTAGGTCACTCTCAGTGATTTCCGCAAGGTATTGGTTGTATAGCTCGTTGATGACGACGGTGAAGGCCTCTGTCTCCAGGAGCACTTCAGCCGCCAATCCTCGTTTGAGCATGAGTTCTTCGCTCATGAGGGATCGTTAGGTCTTGAGGACCGCTTGGGTTTGCGGAGGATTCATCTCCATCTCTTTCTCTACAAGGTCCAGTTCATGGGTCTTGAGAGCCAGTTCAGACGAAGCAGTGAATTCCTTGATACCGAGTTCACGGTTCTTGTTCTGTGCATCCAACTGAGCTTGCATCTGCTCGATCTGGAGGCGCATCTGTTCAAGGGTCGCGTGATCAGATACCTTCTGGGCCGATGTCTTAGCCATCTGTTCTTGGACAGCCACCTGACGTTCCTCGAGTTCCTGGGCCTTGACTTGATTCGGGTCAGGCTGGACAGGCGGGAGGGTGCTAGGATCAGTGAGGTAACGGTTGATCTGCTTGATGCCGGTCTTGTCCAAGGCGGTCTGCATCAGGGCGTACTTGTTCGCTTCCGAGTACAGGCGACCAGTGCCCCCATCGATTGCCGAGAGGGACGTATGGAGACCCATGTATTTCTGAGCCTCAGCTTCCTGCTCACCGTAGCCAAGCTTCAGTTCGATGGTGCAAGTGACTTCCTCGGTCCACTCTTGGGGGTTCACTTCCGTGAAGTTCCCTGCGAGCCTGATGATCTTGGTCTTCTTCTCGTTCATCAGAACCAGACGGTAGACCTCGAGGTACAGGGGCTTGATGAAGTGGTTAGCGAAGTTACGAGCGATGATCTTCTCGCGTTGCTGAGACAAGCCGACAAGGTTCTCCACCATTGCCTGACTGTTCTGCTTCGACACTGCATCCTTGTTGAGACCTTGGGACAGCTTGGAGACCCCAGTGACCTCTTCCTTATCGTCATCCAGCAACTGAATCGTCTGGAATACGAAGGGATTAAGACCCGGCTGTGGGAGCGGAATGATGCCATCCGGCCTCGTCACGTTCACCAGACCACCCACACGGTTCTCTAGGAGTTCCTTGGGGTTCGTCACGGCACCCTTCACCACCATCATGCGGGGGTTATTGGTGACAACGGTATGGTCGAGAATGCCGCGGACCAGCACAGTACGAGCGTTCTGCGTAGGGATCACTCGGGCAGCATAGTTGCCACCATAGAACGCATGGGGCAGAGGTACCGGGCAGAACGAGAGGAACGGCTTCTTATCACACTGTTCCTTGTCGAGAATGGTGTTGCCAGCCATTGTGACCTTCCACAACTTGGCGGCACCCTTCCCGTCCATATCGATGTTCATGTACGCTTCATACACGATCACATGCTCGGTCTGTTCCTGGTTCTCGACTTCATCCAGGTTCAGGAGACCAACACCAAGGTCCTCAAAGCGTGCTAGGCGCTCTGGGTCCATGTTCATCTCATCGGCACCATCGTTATCATCGATAGCGTAGACGAGCTTCTTCGAGTAACCCATGTTGATCAACTCAGTACGAGTCTTTCGGGTTCTATGGGCTACGAAGGGAGCCGCTTCGATCGATGAAGCCGTGGAGGTGATCAGGAATTCCTCAGGGGGAATCGGATCGATCTTCACTTGGCACTTGTCTACCTTGCGAATCAAGGTACCATCGAACAGCCCGGTGTCCGGGTTGTGCTCGAGGGAGACATCGGAGACATCAGGGTCATTGGAGAGCAGTTCGGCAGTCTGAAGGTCCAGGTTGTGGAACTCTTCTTCTTGGTCCTCGTACTCTTCGCTCCAATAGACCTTAGCGATCCCGTTACGAGCCATCAGGCCATCTTGGATGATGCTCGAGAAGATGCCGTAGGAGTCGTTCTGGCGGTGCACGACATAATCGGCGTATTCAGTGGCTATACGCATAGGCTCTACATCCGCGTCAGTCTGCGGGTCATACGAGACAATCTTGTTTCCAGCACTAAACGTCTCGAGCAGTACTGCCTTGAGCGATTCAACAGCGTCAAAGACATCCATGCTGACATATTTACTATTACCTGCGTGAGCGGGCTTTGGGCGTTCTCCGTGATAATACTGGAGCACATCCATACGCTCTTTGGACAGCTTCGAGTCATAGTAGAGTACGCTCGATTGAACGTGTTTCCCTACGATAACTTTGAGTTCACTGTCATCCACAGGCTGAAACTTTTTGGAAGCCTTAGCCATTGTTTAAATCATCTCGATGTAATATTCAGAAGTACTCTCCACGGGAGTGAAGTGGCCTTCATGTATGAAGTTCGCTATTGCGAGGGACATGACACAATCGTCGTAACACCCAGACTCCGCTTCCATCTTTCCATCGTCCTTGACCACGTAAGTAAGGCACTCACGAAGGGTCAACTTGTCATAGACCTCGATGTCCTTCTCACGGTACGCAGCACGAAGCTTGTCGATAATGAGAGGCTTGGTCTTGACAGTGGTACGGAAGCCGTAGGTGATGGTCTCGTCCTCGGTCTGTGTGTCAACCTTGGTCTCGAAGTAGATGTTGGGATAGGCAAGGTCTTTGCCCAGACGGGTAGCAGTCAGGATTCCGTGGTTGTTGTTCTCGACTGCGATCTTCGCTGTGTTGAAGAAGTGCCCAAGCTTGTCGAGCACGGTAGCGAAGTAGTCAGGGTGAACTTGGGACCTGTAGATACCGACCTGTCTCTTCTTGGAGTCCAGAATCTGAGCTACGGACCAGTCACCGCCCTTTAGACCCATCGCTACGTCAGCCCCTACGTAATAGGACTCACCTGGGTCAACATTGCGGTACAGGATCAGGTCACCACGAGGGGCGGCTTCGAAGTCTTCCCCAATAAGCTCAAGACGCTGCTTGATTTCCGGGGACTCGTTGATCAACGTCTGCATCTGCTGCTGGTTGAACACCGGGCGTCCAGTGGTCAAGAAGGCTTCCTCAGCACAGCAGGGGTACTCCTGTTGGAATAGCTCCTCACCGTTGACAGCGATCTTGTGCCTACGGAACATCAGTTGCTCGTCGTCCAGCCCGTACAGCTTGACCAGTTCGTCTTCCTTGGGAGTCCGTTCGAATCCTTTGGGAACAGTCGCACGGTACTCTTTCTGGAGGAACCATTCGATGAACACAGGCTCGAATTCAGACTTCCCTTCGACAGCCGCAGTCCAGATATTATGGAAAGGATTGCCTATGCCATTCGCTGTGGACTCGATGAAGACCATCGTGCCGGGGGCGTTAGGGATCGCTTGGAACAGCCCGTTGATGTTGTCTTTGGCTGTAGCAGGGGGGTAGAAAGCTGCTTCGGACAGGTGAGCAAGCTGAATCGTTTCTCCACGACCGATGCCCTCACCGCCAGCCGTAGCCACCATGTAGGAGCTATCAAGCAGGTTGAATGCGAGTTCTTTACGTGAAGAGTATTTGGTCTGGGGTCGAAGGGCCTCAGGGCACGAGTCATGGTACCGTTTGCACATGTCAAAGAGGGCTTTAGTAGACTCCCCCAAGTGCGTTACCACGATTGCCTTCACTGCACGGTGTTGAGACACATACCAGTAGAGCATCCCTTCAATTACAGTTGATAGACCTTGCTGACGCCCCTTAAGGACAATCGCTCGAATCTTTCCAGTCTCCTGAAGCTGCTTCATACAGCTAGCGACGAAGATCGTTTGTGCTTCGTTGAGGACTAGGGGTTCAATAGAACCCTCTTTCGTCCGAATCTTTAAACAGTGTTTGGCGTAAAAGGTGAAGTCATCCAGCAGCCTCTTACGGACTGCTAGTTGAGCGTCCATTTACTTCTCATCCTTCATTTCAAGAGCGAGGTCATTCAAGAAGTCCTCGGCTTTACGTACATTCATGGTCGTTTCCGTTGCCGGTTTAGCCAGGGTGTACGTGAGGAGCAAGGCAGCGGCTGAAATCTTGTCCTTAGGGCTAATGTCCTTGCGGCGCATCTCCGTAATCACAACTTCCAGGGCTTCCTTGGCATGTTCATCCTTCGGGATGACGTATCCTTTCTTTTCCATATGAATCATTAGGTCCTTTGCCTCGGCGCGGGCCTTAGCGATCATTTTGGTACGAGTCTTCTGAGTGAACCCATCGGTTGCCCCATGGGGACGCCCAGAATGACTACTCCGAGACCGCCACTCAGCTAACTGAGCACGTCCCTCAGGGGTTTGCTGGAGCTTTGCGAAGTGGCTGTCGGGTCTTTTGTGTTTCTTTACCCGGGCTGTCGATCTTCCGGGTGTCTTCGGCGATTCTTCGCTCACTCTCTTTCTCCAAGGTTGCTACACGCTCCCCAATGGACCGAGAAACGGCTTCAATAGAGGCGTGTGAGGCAGATGCAAGGTGTGCAAAGGGAAGTTGACGTAGAATCTCCTTCCCGATGCCGGCCTTTTCTTCGTTGGTTAGTGCCGGAGAGCCTTCAATGCGTCCAAAGGCTTCCAGCAGGTTCAAAACTTCAATGGTTTTCACTTATTTCCCATAGGTAATCAGGCTCTCAGCTACCCTCTTGGCATCTAGGACCTTCGTAGGGTCCGTGTGAGTGCGCATGAAGGAATCAAAAGCCTCTTTGCGTCCTGCTGCTGTCTTAGTAACACCCATTTTGCTGACTAGAGCTTGTACATCCTTGTCGGCTGTCTGCCTAATCGCTTGGGTTACAGCGGCTTGGTTACTTTCCTTGGCCGACTGCCACTTGAGAGGGTCCTTAATGTCACTACTGAACCCCTGCGATAAGGCACCCGTGGGCTGTTGACCTAAGTACCCACTTTCCTTCATCCCTCGGAGACCGTTTTGGAGTGCATAGAAGGAGTTAGGATCAGCAACGGCACCTGTTTGGCGCAACTCGTCTGCAATGGGGCCAAGTACCGGGTGGTTTGACAGTGCCCGAAGACCTTGGTTAGCCTCGGATGAGCTAAGGTTTAACCCAGAAGCGCCGCCTTGAAGGAGTGTTTGGTATCCTCCACCAATGGGCATCCGAGTTGCCTTAGTCAGTGCGTTCTTCGCTGCCACAGTTTGTGCTGCCTGTTGTGCAGTAGCGGCCTGTTGTGCTTGGGCGGCTTGTTGACGCACCTGCTGCACCTGAGCCTGTGCGGCTTGTTGGGACGCCTGCTGGGCTGCTAGGGTTTGTTGGATGTTCCCTTGGAGACCCTGGGCACTCTGGTTTGCCGCGGAGTTACCGTACTTATTCAGGAACGCCTCAGCGTTGTCCCCTTGCTTGAGCCAAGATGCAATGTTCCCTGTACGGTTCTCACGGCCACCCAAAAGGCGCCCAGCGAGGTTCCGGGCGAACCCAGAGTTCAACGCCATACCGATGACAGGGTGACCCGTGGCATACGCAGCGGTACCAAGGAGACCGTTATCGACACCTGTGCGTCCCATAGCCAAGATCGGATTGGAACTGGCAGGAGAAGCAGCAGTCATCGCCATAGCGCGGTTGCGCATCTGGATAGCGTCAGCTACAGCATCCCCATGAGGGAGTGCTCGGAGGGCTGTTACCTCATCGTCCGTGAGAGCACGAGGCATGTTCAGAGCTTGGAGAAGCGTCTGACGGTCTGCGGTCTTAGGAACCTGACGGATAGCATTGGCTGCGTCTTGCGTGTACTTGTTGGCAAGAGCGTTAGCGTCTGCGGGACCTAGTGCTGTGTCGCCTTGTGTTGTGCGACCTTGAAGACCCTGAAGACCTTGGGTAATCTCAGCGGCCTGTTGGGCATTAGCGATACGAGTAGCGTCATCACCAGCACCGCCAGCTTTCCTCAGGAACGACTCAGCCATCTGGTCGCCGGTATGCTTGTTCATAGCACCGAGGACCGTTCCACCAAGGGTACCCACGGCAGCATTGGCCGAGAGGTCGCTGAGGTTCACAGGACCATCGTTGTGACCAAGGTAGTTCGCTGTGCCTTCAGCAGCACCAGCGCCTGCACCAGCGCCTAACTTGAGGAGCCTAGAGGCCGTGGGGACCGCTTCGACAGCATGGGCAGCGAGGCCTACCTGCCCTACACCCGGGAGGAATGCACCCCCCAACTGACCTACGTGAAACGCTGCACCACCGGCCTGATCCTGTGCTCTTTGGGCAGCAAGGTTCTGGTCATAGGTAGCGTCACCCGTGCGACCTGTGAGTTGGTCCGCTTTCGCTGCGATCTTATCTGCAGCACCGAAGGTAGCCGTATCAGCGATACCCCGGACCACGTTGTCGATGGTCTGACCTGGGTGATCGTACATGCTCTGACCGAAGTCAACAGCACCATTCTTGACTGCGGTTCCAATCTTCGCTGCTGTGTCGAGCGGGTGGAGGACCACATTACCCACACCGTGGATGATCTGGTTCCAGGCCTGCCCTGCCTGACTAGGGGCTTCCTGAGGAGCCTGTGGGGCATCCGTAGGGGCCTGGGTACCTGCAGCCTGCCCTTGCGTGTTGAAGCCATACGCAGCATCCTGAGAGACCCCAGGGGTTGCATTGGGTACTTGGTCCGGATCAGGTGCTTGGGGAGCATCGGAGCCATCATCAGCCAAGGGAGCCGAGGACCACCAGTTAGAGCCTGATCCGCTACCCCCACCGTTCATCCTCGAGACTACCTGTTGCCCATACTGAAGCGTGTTGGGAGCGTTGGGGTTCCTAGGATCACTTACGGCAATGCCCTTGCGAGCCTTATCGATAGCCCCCGGGCCACCGTAGTAGCCTGCAGCAGCCAGAGCGGGGTCCCCACCAGCCTTGTCGAGCAGCTGGGTGATGTACCGTACACCGGCTCGAGCATTCTGAACTGGGTCGTGAATACTCCAGTCAGGATCCGCCACAGAGTGAAACGTGGAGGGGATAATCTGCATCCCGCCCACAGCACCAGCGTTGGAAGTCGTTGTGTTCTTCCCACTGCCGGACTCTTGGTGATAGATGCTACGAGCCAAGTCCGCAACTTGGGGGGAAGCGCCCTCAGCATCTGATGCAACATCTATCGTGCTTGCTTTGGGAGCAGCATCCCACCAATCGGCCATTTACGGTTTCCTTCGGAGTGTTCCATCGGGGGCCTTGAATGTGGCACCTGAAGGCAAGGCATCAAAGTCTGCCTTGGAGTTGATTGAGACTGGACCAGTAGAGGAACTAGCAGGGGTAGAAGCTGTGAGACCTGGGGCACCTGCATTAGCACCAGCGTTAACGATGTTCTGTTGGGACGCCTGGATCTTCTGCATGATCGGCTTGTTACGTTCGATCCACGCACGCCATACGGAGTTAGCATCCGTTGCCGAAGGGACATCCGAGGTGAATGCCGAGGCTTCTTGGTTCGTGATAGCGCCCTTCTGCAAGGCACCTTGTACCAACTGCTTGTCCACGGAGACGTTAGCCAGAATCTTGTTCTTAGCGGCCCCATCGACACCCAAGGCCCCAGCCATACCAGGGAACTTAGCGGCCAACTGACGAGCACCGGAATCATCGTCATTAGCTACGACCTTGTAAGCATCATCCATGTTCTGGAGCATGTTGTTGGTCTGGAGCAACTTGGCGTTGTTTTCGTAACCTTGGGCACGAGCTTGCTGGTTATCCTGCCCTTGTTGCTTCATCTGCTGGACACCATAGGCCTTGTTAAGCTCGATCTGACCTTGGAGAATCTTCTGACCTTGGAGGAACCCTGCGACCTGATCATTCCGTACAACCTGAGGCTGTTGGCCCGGGAGTTGAACCATCGAGAATGCACCATCGGCCATCGGGACGACCTTGGGAGTGTTGAGGTCCCGTTGGGTCGTCAAGGTCTTGTCGAAGGTATCGTTGAAGGCGTTACCACCAGCAGCTAGACCAGACTGGAAGTCCTTGCCACCCAAGATCGCAGAGCCAGCAGCAATCAAGCTATTGCTCAGTGCATTGTTCGGGTTCTGGGCTTGGTTCTTCCACATGGCGACCATACGGGGATCGATGTCACCGTAGGGGTTACTCGGGTCCTGAGCAGCCGTAGCCTGTCCCATGGTAGTCGTGGGAGCCTGAGGAGCCATAGCGTTCGAAATGGGCGTGTCTTGCGACCCATTGAGCACAGGGTTCCCAAGGTACGAGAGAAGCCCTGCTCCGGACCCAGGCATCCCAAGGCCCGTATCGAACTGACTTGCTCGTACCGGGAGACCAGTGTTCGGGTCTGTAGCCTGAGGAGCCGCAGAGGCCCCTTGGGGAGCGCTAGGAGCGGCCTGCGTTGCCTGTACAGCCTGGGCAATCGGAGGGGCCGTGTTGTTCCCTGCTACGTACCCTTGGCCGTACCCATCGATTCCCGTGGGATCAAAGGGACGACCGTTCTTCGTGGGTGCAGGGATCGATGCGACACCCGGGGCGTCTGAGACGTTGTAGCCAGCAGTGCCACTACCGAGATTCGAGAGAAACTGGGAGAAGTAATCCGAAAAGTCCATAGTTTCTCTTAGCCGTAGTTGTCGGGGTTATCGAAGCCGCTATACGAACCTGAGTCAGTCAAGGGGTTGTAACCACCGGACTGATACGTTGCGTTCGTGGGCGTGGTCTGGGCGTTGTAGTAACTACCAAGCTTCTGACCAAGGCCACTACCCAAAGCAGCGCCACCAAGGGTTCCTTGAAGAGCAGCAGCGGTAGTCGAAGGTCCGACCGAACTGACAGCCTGACCACCCCACTTACCACCGATGACATTCTGGTATTGACCAAGGATGTTAAGAGGTGTGTTGAGTTGGTCCTGCCACTGCTGTTGTTGTGCAGTGAGTTGCTGTTGGTTCTGGTTCTGGAAGACGCCTCCAGCACCTTGCATCTGGTCGAAGTTGTTCGCGTTGGCCTGCTGACCATTGATGAGCGCACCACCACCCAGGGTGTAGGCGTTGCCCATCTGTGTGTTGGCGTTGAGTGCTTGCTGTTGTTGTGTGTTGTACTGCGACTGAGCCATATTGAGGCCCGTGTTGAACATGTTGCCCCGAATGGTCGAAGCGTTGTTCAGCATGTTCTGTTGCGCTTGAGACTGCATGATTGCAGACTGGACACCCGTACGCGTGGAGTCAGTGTTACCAGACTGGGCTGCGTTCAGGGCAAGCGTGGGTAGCTGTTGCTGGTTCAGTTCACGCTGTACGTCCGTGTTCGCAGCGTCGATCATCTGGCTGGTGTACGGGTTGTTCGCGTAGCTGTTGGCGGTGTTCAGGAAACCTTGGGTCGGGTCACCTTGGGCTTGGTTGAACAAGGACTGGGCGTTGTTACCGTAGCCCTGCCCCGAACCCATCATCGACGTACCCGAGTTGTAGAACTGGTTCGCCGTGTTGATCCCATTACCCTGAGCGTACGCAGCGGTACTGTTGGCACCTTGGGTTTGGTAGGGGTCGAGGTTAGCTGCCCGTTGGCCCGTATAGGCACCTTGGGTCAGTGCTGCATTCATTGCGTCTTCGGAGGGTTGGAACCCTGCTTGGACGAAAGGCTGCGCTGCACTCCAAGGGGAGTTAGCGGCCTGTGCTGCGGAAACCTGTGCATCCCCTGCTTTACTTGCGGCGCTGGACGAAGCGACTGCTCCAATCCCTGCGGCTGCTACTGCTCCTGCGGCTGCCCACGGCATACGGACTCCTTCTTGATTAGAACTTCATCGACTTCGGAAGAATCCGTTTCGTCGGTAGCGTGAATGCAGTACCACACCACGTCTTCATGGGCGGTAATGCTGTGATGGACCCCTGCGACAATCTCGAGCATTGCGGGTGCTGTGTACTCGGTCACACTATCGTCAGTGCGAACGGTCACTCGTCCCTTGGCGAGAAGGCTGAGGTGGTTATAGTTGTGCGCGTGAGAGAGTGCCTCGTACCCTTTCGGGAGGGACATCTGTTTCGCATAGAGACCATCAGAGAAGAAGTGCTTGACTAGCAGGTCAATCTCAAAGGTCCCCTCCAGTTCGTTGAACCGGTCGGTTACGGTGCTCATCAGAGAATCGGTCGTTAGGCTCGATGCAGACGATCATTGCGATACGGTCTGTGTCAGAGTCATTGATGACCCAATGAGGCACGTCATTCCTGAACCAGTAGACTTCACCGTAGTTAGGAGCAATGGCCCCATCGGGGAAGTTGAAGGTTGCCCCATCGTTATTGAGGATAGGAACGTAGTACTTGTCGTAATACGCAGCGTGCCACCCTCGGTCCACATGGGGATCAATGCGGCCACCCGGGGGAACCTTGGTAATCAAGACTCCACCCAGGCGTTTCGCTTGTACCCGCTCCATCAGTTCGGTGACGATGGGGAACACTTCAGGGATCATCTTGGCAATGGGATACCAGATGGGTTCATGTTCATCCGTGAACCCCCGCATATCGTTGGCAACCAAGTGAGGAACAACGTCCTTGTAGCGAACCCATATATCCCGCATCTGTGTGTGAGGGGAATCGTAGGCGGACCCTCGGAAGTCATACAGTCCGAAGAACTCAGGGTTCTTTACTAGGGTGTCCCTGAGATCAGTGGCATCGATGTTGTCAGCGATAAGGCGGAAGTTCATACTCTCTAATTAAGTTAGGCTACGTGAGCCGCGATGTCCTTGAGTGCTTCGTAAATCGTGGACAAAGACCTCTCTATTTTCTTCAACTCTTCATCCAAGTAGGCAGGAAGGTTGGCGTTGGTCGGAGGTTGCTGTGAGCGGGTGTAGCGTTGGACTGGGTGTTTGTATTGCATTAGCGTTTCGACAGTGATTTGACTTCCGTATCCATCCCGGAAATCTGGAAGTTGGAGATGGAGTCAGTGCTGATCTTGTAGGCCAGGAAGCGACCCGAGACCATCATGTCGATCTTGTAGTCCACTGAGGGGTTGTAGACAGAGGAAGCCCGATAGGTAGGCGTCTGTTCTGGGAGGTCCGAGGAACCAAAGGTGAACGTGAAGGTACCCGTTGAGTCATCAAAGAAGGCCTCAGGGGTCACGCTCTGGATTGTCTTGTAGGATCGCAGTGGGAGACCTTGGGCATCCAAGCAAACACCGATACGCTCTACATAGGCAGTCTTCAGGGTCTCAGGGTTCGCTGGAAGATTCACCAAGCCAATCGTAGGGAGATCGATGGCATAGACTGCGGAGTCTGAGAGACCCTTGGATTGGTCGAA